ATATTTTCCAAAAGAGTGATTCTGGTTTTTGTACTGTTCTACCACAACATTCATTCCGTGCAAGTCGATATCGTGTTTGACTTGTTCGCATTTTGTCATAGTAGAACCCATGTTACAGGTCTGGTTTTCTCTATACTCTATCTGTGGGGTTATGTGGGTATTATCAAATGTTGTTTTTCCAAAATGACATAATTTAGTACACATCCAACTTTTGTTTAATCTAGGCTTTCTTGTATTCTTCACTATCTCAAATTTTTGACGTAAAATTTCTTCTGTCTTGGACAAATCAGACTTATCAAAACATATGGAAAATGGACCACCATCATTAATAAAGTAGATAGAAAAAATGATATGATTTATATGAGGATACAAATGACTAATAGCGTAATGGTATATCATTAGTTGTGGATCACTCTGCAGCTTTTCTAAAGTCTTTTCTTTACCAGTAGCCCAGTCTAATCTTCGTCCTGTTTTCCAGTCAACTATTTCTATTGTATTGTCATCAACAAGAGTAATGAGATCAATTGTTCCCTTTATTCCAAGATTTCCTTCAAGCTTACCTTCTGGAGTATCATAAGAGTAGGCCGACCAAGGTTTCTTGATTTCGATATCAAAATGTTGTTCGGGGCATAGTATGTGTCTGTTTCTTGGATCAAACATACCACCATTAAACTCAATAGCTTTATGCACCCAGGCGTGACAGTCTTTGTAGTCTTTTGGCGACCACTTATGGTGAGGACTTGCTTCGGAATAGTGCTTGTATACTTTTTCTGTAATAGTATCTAGATCATATTTATCAACATCCAGTTTACCAACAACATCATCATCTATAGACGATAATTTATCTTGTTGGGCTTTTTTAATAACTGCTAAAATTTCTAATACCTTATGCACGATGGTCCCCTTATCAGCTTTTTGACCAGAAGGACCTCGATAGCCTAAAACGTATTCAAGAAAATATTGTTGCTCGCACATTGAGTGTGTATTATAGGAGCTACTCCTAAAGTATGTGACTATAATGGTAGAGTCTCCTGTAAAAATTTTTGAATGTCTGTACACTGATCATATATACTCATATCGTCATTGCGACATACGTAATTAAAATTAGACCAGTCATAACCGGGTTCATCCAATATAATTTCACTCAAATGATCAGAATGAAATGGATTACGAGTTAACCTCATAACATAGCCGCCAGCGTCTTTGATACTGGATACTTCATTAGGAAATCTACAGTCTGTAATAAGAGCAAGTTGCGGTTTTTCCTTACTTATCCTATTGATTGTGGCAGATACCCAAACATCCGACTTCATCTTACGAAAAATGTCTGTCCCCACATACTGCATAATATCTCTTGATGTCATCTTGTCTGTAGAATTTGGCCAAGTTAATTCTGTGAGCCTATTCTTCTCTTCATCAGAACCATAACATTGTTCGTATGTTAAACCTAAAATATTCATGCAAATATCTTGTTTGAGAGGATCTGCAAAACTATAGATTTTAACATGTCTATCTAGTACATCATATAGTTTATTAAGCATAAAGTCATTTTTTCTAACCGATGTATCTAATAGTCCTCCATAATTAGTATCCCCAAACAAATCAGATACAATAATTCTTCCTTCAATATCAAGATCGACTTGTTTTGATACTCCAAGACGAGATAGATAAAGAGAAACAATAAAGTTCCCTGTTGTGCTTTTTCCAGATTGTTTTCTGCCAGATATTCCTAAAATCATTGTATTACTTTATTAGGGGAAGGATATTATTCTGAATGTAATCTATAGATAAATCGGCCACATCTTGTGCTGGAAATTCTATGTTTTTTACATTATAGGTTTTATAGCATTTTTGTCTGATTAATTCAGATGCTTTCTTGCCAGCTTCGTCGTTGTCCATCATGGTTATGATAGTCATGGCCCCAGAGGCATCAAGTATCATTTTTTGTCTATCGCTCAGTGAAGATCCAAAGATAGCTACTGCATTGTGTATTCCTGCTTCTTCTAGTCTCCATACGTTTCCTGGACTTTCTACAATAATAACTGTATATGTTTCTAGTATGTGTGTTTTAGCAAACCATATATTATATAGATGATTCTGTGACTGAAAGGAAGCACTGTGTTTCCATTTAGAAAAGAATCTGGCTCTTTCTTCGTCCGGACAGGATTCGGAAGAGTCATGAAAACCTTTGCATTCTGCACATTTTTCAAAAATACTTCTTCCAGAACATCCTACCATATGCTTATATTTATGATCATAAATAGGCACAACAATTCTATTAGACATTTCTTTGTTGGGCTTATCACAAAAGCCAACATCGTACTTGTCTAAGATTTCTGAAGAATATCCTCTTTTAATATAGTATTCTGCAGGGATCCTTAGATTTGCTCTTATTTGTTTGCGGCTTATTCCTGTGGTTTCTTTACTAACTTCTGGATTAATATATCTGATTGTGCTAGAAAAGGATTTTTTATTTCTGTCAACATTAGATATTTTGATATCCGATAGGTCTTTATTTAGGAACTGTAGACAGAAAGCCATTGCTTCTTGAAAAGAACAGCTATTATCTCCATCTTTAATCCAATTGTATTTTTGGTTAGAGATGATGCCTCTTATAAGACCTATGATAGAAGACTTAAAATATTTTTCACAACCATGAGTTCGACACTTCCAATTACCCCTATATACATCTCCTTGTGGATATAAGTTTAATGCAGATTTGTTGTCACCCCCGTGGATTGGGCAACTCATCGATATTAATTTACCACTGTAAACATATTCTAAACCAAAGTGTTCCAAAAGTTCTTCGATATGATCACAAAGATCATCGCAAACAATCTTTAGCTTTGCCTGATCATTCGAATGGAATTGCTGTTTCTTGTTCATTAGAGTTGTCATCTACTATAAATCCGTCTTTATCATTTTTGTTATTGTGAAGTAATTCTAGTCTAGTTTGTCCTTCTGATATTTTAGCACACCACCCCTTCATATGACAATTAATGTAGTCATTATCGTCTAACCCCCCACCGTGACGACTTATCAGGGGTACTAATTTTCTATTACCGTTTGTTGGTCCGTCTTCTGCAATCTCTTCGTCAGATTTACGCTTAAAAATTGAGAAATTACTACACAGCCAAATGATTCTATCTGAACCACTAGCCGTGTCGGTGCTTTCTTTGGTAATACCGTCTCTATTCAACTGTATAAATGCCACGATTGGAATTTGATACCTAACAGCAAAGTTATGTAGTGCGGTCATCATGAATCCGAGTACCTGATACTCTTTTAAATCCTGACTCATACCAGCACTATCCATAAGTTTTAAATAGTCATAGAATATGACACATTCTTTTGCTGTGCCATCATCATTAAGGCCAACCTCTTTTAAAAGCCATCTTCTCATAACAGCCAACTGCTCTTCAAATGGTTTTCCTGCAATAGACTTATGAAACCACTTGCTCTCTTTTAAAGCATCTGCTGCTTGTAGTATTTTTGTCCTCTTGTCAGGAGACTCAGTAAACTTACCAGTTTCTATGGTATTGATTTCTGTTTCCGTCATCATTGCTAATATTCTATGGATATGATCTTCTTTATTCATTTCCGTATCCATATTTAAAACAGGAATATGTAGTTTATTAGCTATGTACTCACCCATATTATCTGATAATAATGTTTTACCGGTTTTGGGTCTGGCAGCTATTACATTTACAGTTCCCTTTCTCAAGCCCCCACCAATTGCTTGATCATATATTGGAAAGCCTGTGGACACCCCAACCTGATCAATCTTATGTTCTTCAAGATGCTTTAGGTAGTCATCCAAACCCTTGCCAAAACAAACGGGATGATTATCTGTATCACTTAGTAATGAAGAGAAATTGAATATAGCATCTTCAGCTATTCCTAAAATTGAAGCTATTGGTTCACTACCATTAATATCAAGAATTTTATCTTGAGCTGTCTCTAATTGTTTCCTTAAAAGTCTGGCTATTTCTAGCTTACGAATTTTAGCCGCAAACTTTCTAACATTCTCCAGATTAACAGGAAAATCTAGAATAGCCTTTAAATGCTGGGCCTCTTCCTTTTTAGACAAAATATGTCCAAAATTTAACTCCTGAGCCACCGAGAAAATAGATGGAATATCTATGCTGGGCTTATGATCTCTTTCACAGATAGTCTTTAAACATGTATAAATTATGCTGTTGCTATCAATAGTGAAAGTTGATGGTTGAACAATATCGGCAGTATCAAGATATGCATCTTCACCAAAACTGCAGATTCCCGCCAAAACGGCTCTTTCTGCTGAGGGGTCACACAAAATCATTTTGTTACTTTATCCTTTCAGCCCGCTGATGTTGAACAGTTGTTGCACTTGTATCTCTCTAACCCTTCAAAAACGAGAGACGGACTGACTGTTTCTGTCCTTCCGCACACTCTACATTTTACATCGACCATCTCAAATTGTCTAGCCCTGCTCACTGGTGGAAACTTGGCTAATTTCTTGTCTATAGCTACATCCTCTTTATGCATATTATGCTCTGGCATATCTGTAAATTTATTCTTTGCCTGCTTTGGTCTTCTCTTGGAACCTCTGGTTTTTATTGGAGCAGAGAATTCTTCTTCACTGGTTTCTTCTTCGCTATTCCCAGAAGCTTCTGGCAACAGAGTTTGTAGTACCTGAATTAGACTTTTAATTTGTTCTGGGTTTTTCATTAATTCATTAAGATCCATTTTTCACCTTTGCTCTTTGAATAGACAACATAATATCCGACAGATGCTTAATACTATTAGCTAAATACTGAAGCCTGTCGCTTCTTTGTTTAGCGTATTTTTTAATCTTATTTAGTGCCGAAGCTTTTTCGTTATTTTTAATTGCTTGAAAAGACTTCTCAATATAACCATATCCCTTATAATTATTAATATCTTCTGCTATAGTCTCTTTTATGGTTTCGTCTGCCCAGTTAAGTCTTGACAACTCTCTATTAATAGATCGTTGAACATGAAATGCAAACTGGCCCAATCTATAAGCAATTTCTCCACAAACTTCTGGAGTTGTTTTTTCTAGTTCGTCTCTGCTCATCTGGAAGTAACCATTAAGTTCTTCTTCTGGAAAAGTATCTGCTCTGTATGTTCCTAGGCCAATACCCTTTTCGTATTCGTCAAGAATCCTATCCCATTCATTAACTTGTTCTTTAGTGTTCATTTTTTATCCTTGATACCCATTGATCTATTTGGTCAAATGGTAATTCTATATATTCAATCCCATTTAATTCGCACCACTCTTTTTTCTCTTGGTCTCTTTTCTTATGTCTGATAAATCCTAATGGGCTATTATGAAAAAATCTACTAAACTTATAATGTTGCTCGCCATGAACTTCTATGCATTTCTTAATTAGTGGCAAATAGAAATCTAGATAAAGAGTTTCTGATCTTCTGATATTAACTGGTATTTCTTCCAAAACTTGTAAGGTAGGAAAGCACATATGAATTAAATCCCTAGCCTGTAAATGTAAACTAGACTTATTTTGAATAGACCCATGTGCAATATTACCAATCAATTGCCAATTACAAGAGTTCCCATCTAGATCTTTTACTTGCATTTGATTCCCATAGTATCCTTGATCTTTGTCCATAAATCTTCATAAACTTCAGGATGATCAACCAAATACTGTCTAGTTTTCTCCAGACCTTGAAATTTGGGCTTGTCCTCGACAGATGCTATAGTATACCACGCACCGCCCTTTGATACAAGTCCTAAATCTACAGCCAGTGTCAATAATTCCATCTGTTTGTCAATTCCCTGACCATATCTAATGTAGCTTGTAATTTTACCGCCAGGAGCACCTAGAGCAGAACACATTACTTGCCAATGTACTTCTTGACCAATCTGGGGACTATCTGTGCTTAAATTCCAAGGACTAAAATAGTTGGCTTTGATTTTAATGTCCGTTTGATAAGCAATAGCCTGACCACTCTTTTCTTTCCATTCGCTGTGACCCATTCCAGGATTACCCATTTGATGAGTAATACCTATGACCACATTTCTATTAACGGGAATAACATTAGACACCTTTCTGCAAAACTTAGCCAACAACTTAGCTCCGTCTGCTCTTTGCATCTTATCCATATCGCTAGTAATTTCAGCTTCTGTACATAGAGCAGAGTACGAGTCGATAATGACTACTGATCCTGGAATTTCATTAATAATTCTTTCTCCAATTTGGAGATATTCTTCTGCGTGTAGGATTTTACCTTCTTGAGATCCAATAATATTGAATTTTTCTAGATTTAATCCGGGTATGCCTTCTAGGTCTCTTTTCTTTAATCGACCCTCTATATTAAGATAATAAACCTCTCTCCCTTCTTTAAACGACCCATGAGCGTATTCCTTCTTCTGGGCTGTTGCACAAAAATCTAGAGATGTGGTAGTTTTCCCACACTTGGGCTGGCCAGTAAAAATAACGAATGATCCTTCTGGGATACCACCATTTAGCACAACATCTAATGCTGGACTAACTGGGATAGTAATCAATGACTTATCAATAACAGCATTTGCTGTTAACATCACATTATCGCCAAAATTTTTCTTAACATCTTCTTTAAGTGCCATTATCTAGATCCTTTAACTTGGATAAAATGTTTTTTGTACTATTAGTATTAGTTTTAAACGTCTTGTTTTCTTTCCTATCAAGCTCAAGAGTAAGCGATTGGTTCTGAGAGTCCAGTAGTAGTTGTTGTTGTTCTATTATAGGAATCAGGTGAGGCGCGCGTAGAGAATAAATTTTTGCAGCCTCATACGTATTCAGAGCTTTAACTATAGCGGCTTCAGAATACTTAAGTAAGAGCTTGTTAGCGCTACCTATTTGATTTCTGTAATATGCTGACCATGTTTTATGAACCCAAAATCTATAATGCAAATCCTGTCCGGTAAGCTTAGCTTTCTTCTCGCATATCACTTCAGTAATATACTGAGCCGCTGATACCAACTTACCGTTCGAGTACTTCGAAGGGTATTTTTTCATATGTTCAACCGTTTGGCCTAAATATATTCTTTTGTAGATTAGGGTGAGTTTGATTATTTTTCTTGGCTTGATCATTAACCTCAGAAGCTTCCTTGGTCATAATAGCAACACTATTATTCTTTTTTGCTGATGTGTGTCTGATCATTAAATCCTTAGAAGACGTTTTAGTAGAATTGACAGGACTAGAATTAGTTTTTATGTTATTCGTTTCATTAACACTATTGTTTTTTTCTAGAGCCTTACCTACTTGCTTGTCTGTTAGACCTAATTCTGTAGCAATATTTTCTATATTTAGTCCTTGACTATTAAGCCAATATATAGCATATTCATGAGCTTTACTTGTTCTTGCCATTATATCATCTCTCTTTCTGCATTATGTAGCCATGCTACGTTTTTTGTTTTAAGAAATCCAAGGTACATTTTAAATACCTTTTCATTTACTTCCTTGAACTTGAATCCACTTCTAACTACTCTGTCTAAAAAAGTATTTGGCTTTTCATCTCCATACAGAGATATTGGATTGTACACAGAGTTGTTGTTGGCTAGTCTAATATAGAACCTGAGAGACCCGTCTGCCCTGTATAACTTTTTAGCACAAACCTTATCGCTTTCTGTTTTCAGTCTAGGGCTTCCATTAGAATCCAAGTAATCATCATTTCCTGCGATGGTATAGAACTCATTTGGTAGATTTTTATCGTCTGTGGAATTTGATTTTGCAGAAAAAATAAAGTCATTCATTTTCTGGTTCCTTATTGGTGTTGTCTTGGGCTGTCTGTGTTGCTTGTTGATGAGAGTCAATCATTGCTTTTTCAAAAAAAGACATAAAGGATTCCATAAAATGGTTATAGTCTTTATCTGCTGGTACTGGCATATGATAGGTTTGTGTTAATAATTCTACAGAATCTACTGTTTGTCCTTCTTTATCTTCTGCTAATACGTTAGCTGTGATAGTAAATACTATTTCATGAGGACAAGCTATTAATTTTGTATCCTCTGGAAAACAATTTAATTGAGTATCAAATCTTTGTTTAATAAGGTCCAGATCATCGGTTAGTAAAAAACTTTCCAAATTAGATAGTATTTCTTCATTTAGTGGTATTTTTTGTTCTTCATTTGTGTCCATATTTATTTTACCTTGTTCTGTTTTTTCATTCTGGACATACCCTTTGGTAAGTCTTGTAGAATTTCATTATCTCTATAGGCACTATGTTTTTCGTTTAGGGCTTGTTTTTGATCATCACTCATCCTATCTCTATTTCTATTAGCAATATCTCCCAGGGTTTTGAGTTCACTGTCTGCTTTTTTAACTGAAGCACTTATGGTGGAAACGTCATCAATATATCTTCGGCAAGTTTTTTTGGATTTGCATGACGGGCATTGTGGCCGATCCTGATAGTCCTTAATATAAAAGAACAACTCAAAATCTATATTGCATTTATCGCAAGAATAAGAATATGTAGGCATGTTCTACTTTAACTCTCTTTGTGCCGCATTGAGCCATCTGGTATTTTTGGTCTTCAGGAATGAAACATACTTATCAAAAACAGACTGAGGAACTTCTCTAAAAGATAGTCCTCCTTTGCATGTGTTATTAATAAAGTCAAAGGTTTCTTTATTCTTAACGTTTGACTCTATGGTTACTGGATTATATATTATGTCATTTTGTTTTGTGCGAATATAGAACCTTAATTGCATCTTGTCTGTTGCTCCCATATGTTTGGAAGGCTTATTCGGAATAGATTTTGCCATAATTTTTGGACTGTCCTCAGAATTAATTCTAGGATTCCCATTATCGTCAATAAAATCTTCATTACCGACTAGACAATAGAGAGCAGATTTATTTTCTTCTTTTGAAGGTTTGATTGTAAAAACTTCGTCAATCCTCATTGTTATGTCCTAGTTAAAAATATGATTCTGGTAAATACGGCTGCCATTCTGATGGGATGTCTGATCTTATATTAAGCAAAAGACCCACAACAGGCAAGTATTTAAAATTTTTGGCTGGCTGATAAGGAAGGGTTTTGAGAGACATATTTGCTTGTGCTGGTGTTTTATTTCCTTTTTTCCTATTACACTCAACACAAGCCGTAACTATGTTGGTCCAACAAGTAGGACTTGCATTTTTATTGTTCCATTTAGATTTTGGAATAACATGATCATATGTTAATTTATTTGTCTCTTTTTTTTGATAACAGTATTGACATGTATATTCATCTCTAATGAATAGATTTTTACGAGAAAAATTTACCGATTGAGTATGAAGTTTAAAATACCTATTAGTTTTTACAACAGCTGGAATAGGATGTTTTTTATTATTGGCTCCTACTATCCAGTCATCTTTGTAAAAATCAATAATATCAATAGACATACGTGATTTTTGTTCATATTTAACAGACCACACCAAGGCTCTTTGCCAGCCTATTATGCCGAGTGGGGTATAGTCTGCGTTTAGAACAAGGCACTTACCGTTTTGAGCTTTCATTTTCGTAACTATCCAAACGTCCTATTATTTTTCCTATAATTGGGTGTCTAACAATATCGGAGCTATCTAGTTTAGAAACTCCTATACCTTCAATACCAGAGAGAGCAGCAATCATATCATAAAATCCGCCCTGCATATGTCTATGTAGATCTGATTGACTAACGTCTCCTGTTAATATCATTTTACTATTATTTCCAATTCTTGTTAATAACATCTTAAGTTGATCATAAGAAGCATTTTGGCATTCGTCGGCAACAATAAAAGCATTATGAAAATTACGACCTCTCATTAATCCAAGAGGAACAATTTCTATTTTATTATTAGTTTTAAGACTAGCGTATTTAGCACTAGGTATGAAATGATTTACTTCATCTAATAATGGTAATAGATAAGGATGTAATTTTTCTTCTGCTGTTCCGGGCAAATATCCAATCTTTTCTCCTGATTCAACTACTGGTCTGGTAATAATAATCTTTTTTACCTTGTCGTCCAGTAAATATTCTAAAGCCATACCAACAGCAATATGTGTTTTACCACTACCAGCAACTCCTTGACAGAATGTAATAACATTTTCTGCTATATCTCTGATATATTGTTTTTGGTTTTCTGATCTGGGTTTTAGCCTATTTCTGTAAATTTCTGGGATGGGGAGTTCTTTAGTAGCATCGATGACCTTGGACCTTTTCTTGGTGGTTTTATTTTTTCTCAAGGCTTACCCTTTAGCTAATATATGGAGTAGAGATCCCAAGTTATTCTTATAATACACCATATAAGAAGTATTATTATCGTAAACAATTAGCACTTGCTAGTTAATTGACCGTTAACTCTATTAGAGTAAACAAGCTCCACCAGCACAGCTGATCTCCTCAATACCCGCAGTATTGTCTTCTGTTTCTAGTAATTGAGTATAATCCACCTTCTCAAAACTATCATAAAGATCACAGTATAACTTCCAGTTGTAGACATCCTTCATGCAATAAGTCAGTCTCCTGTTATCTCCATTAAAATACTTAGTAGCAAAGTTTTTCATCTTATTAATAAACCTAACTTTATTTTCATCATCTCCATCTTTGGCTTGATTTAAACTAACATAATCACAAGCTG